GATTAAAAATATCTGCAGATTTAGTTTCAACTTTCTTAGAAGGTGGATTGAGACCAGAAACTCCACAAAATTTTGTAGAAGTTGCTAAAATTGAGTCTGGAAGAATTGCATCATCAAAAATTGAGAATCCACAGTATAATATTCTGGGAGATGAATTAGCAAGAAGGACATTTGATGAAAGTGGTCATTATTATGTAAAACCATTTACACTTGATGTTAGAGAATCTTTAATAGATAATAAAGGAAATAATGGAATTTACAATTCTGATGAACTTACCCTATTTGGGGATATTCCTAGAGATGATTTAGGTGTTTATGATATTTCATCTGGAAAGGCATATGTGTTTGGATATGAAGTTGATATGCCATCCAATACATTTTTGGACTTTAGAAAACCAAGAGCAACTAAAGAATTTACTGGACAAGCAGTATCTTATGTAACTGGACCTACAGTATCTCTTACAAGAACTTTTGGATCTCCACATATTGGAGTTTCAACTACATACACAATTTCTCTTAGAGACGAAAGAGTTGGTTCTGCACAGACGATAGCTGCTGGTAAAGAAATTGGATTAGCAAGAATTTATGATTATGCTTTAGAATCTGGAAGCTATGAAACTACAAATCTAGATGCAAATATTTGGGATTTGGCTCTATTTGACGTAGTTCCATTCACTGATATCATTGTTAATGAAAATATTGAATCTGTAAAAACACCAACATTTATTGAAGGAAAGGCAAGTGGTGCTGTAGGATTTTTAAGATATGATGTCAATAATTCTGGAATTATAACTGCATATAATGTTAGAGGAAATTTCATAAAAGGGGAAGAACTTGTTTTTGATGGAAATGATTCTGATAGAATTACTATTGCATCAACTACTTATAGTATTGCTAATGCAAAATCTGTTTTTGGAGAAAGTGGAATTAGTACTTTCTCTGGTGACATAAGGCAGAAACCTGTACTTTCTTTAGGTCCATGTAAGATTGATAGTTCTGGAGTAGTAACACAAGCTGGACGTGATTTTTCAAAAGATTTTGCAGTAAATGATCTTGTTCAGTATAGAACTCCTGGAGGTTCTAGACCTACTATTAATAGAGTAAGTGCAGTAACTGTTGATAATATTACTTTAGCTGCAGTAGAAAATGTAACTGGAGTTTCTCTTGGTTCAGTATCATCTGCAACTGATTCCATTGATATTGTAAAGATTTCTACAAATTTATTAACCACTAATACGGGAGATGATAATTTCTTATTTACGCAATTACCAAAAAAAGTTGTTGCGGCTGTGGATACAACTGATAGTGAAATAAGTTTTCGGAAAAGATTTGATACAGAAATAATTTTTGATGTTAGTGGTGGTAGAATTACTATTCTACCTTCAGATTTGGATGCCAATGAAACATTTTTACCGTTTGATGAAGAGAGATACATTCTAATTAATAAAAATGGTGAAACTGAAGCACTAACTGCAGATAAATTTACACTAACTAGTGGAAATAGAGAACTTATTATTAAGGGATTATCTACAACAGGAACAGCAGTTTTAATTGCTACATTAAAAACACCTGATGTTAGACCTTTAGAAAAAAATAGAAATAGAATAAAATCAATTGTTGTTAATAAATCAAAACTAGAAGGTTCTGGTGTTGGTGCTACAACATTAAATGATGGATTAGAATATGGAAATTATCCATATGGAACAAGAGTTCAAGATAAAGAAATATGCCTTCTTGAAGCAGATGTAACAAAATTATATGGAATTTACGAGTCTTCTACTAATGGAAATGCAGATATTCCAAGACTGAGAGTAACTGATATTAACAGTTTTAATGAAAGTATTGAAGATGCATTAGTTGGTGAAGAATTTCTTGGATCCGATTCAGGTTGTCTAGCAATATTATCAAATGTAGTAGATGCAAATAGATTTGAATATATTCCAATTAATGGGAAAGAGTTTATTTCTGGAGAACAAATAACTTTCCAAGAATCATCTGTTGTTGCAAATATTGAAAGTATTACTGAAGGCGATAACAATATTACGAATAGATACTCATTATTACCTGGATATAGAAATACGATTTATGATTATTCAAGAATAGTTAGAAATAGTGATAGTATTGAACCAATAAAATCTCTTACAATATTCTATGAATATGCAAGTATTGATGAATCCGATACTGGATCTATATTAAATGTAGATTCATATTTAAATTTCAAATATGAAGAAATTGGAAAAACGAATGGGATAAATCACTCCGATATTATTGATATCAGACCAAGAGTAAATACATATGTTGTATCTGAAAATTCAAGATCACCTTTTGAATTTTTAGGAAGATCTTTTCATGGAGATCAAAACAAAAATTTAAAGGTTCTTGCTTCCGATGAATCACTAACTCTAGATTATTCAATTTATCTACCAAGAATTGACAAAATTTATCTCAATAAAGATAAAATCTTCCAGTTAAGTCTTGGTGTTCCTGCAGAAATTCCAGCAGACCCATATCCCATTGAAGATGCGATAGAAGTTGCTCGCATATCTCTACCAGCATATCTATTCAAAACTTCAGATGCAAAGTTAAGTCTCTCATCATATAAGAGATATCAGATGAGAGATATCGCAAAACTTGAAGATAGAATTAAAAATCTTGAATATTATTCAACACTATCTTTACTTGAACAGAGCACTGCTAATTTAGAAATTAAAGACTCTGAAGGAACTGATAGATTTAAATCTGGTTTCTTTGTGGATAATTTTACAACAACTACAAATCAGATAAAACTTGGACCTAAAAATAGTATTGATCCAAGAAATAAAGAGCTAAGACCATCTTCATATACTACACAATTAGATCTTCTATTGGGTTCAGTATCATTAACTGGAGTTGGTGGTATTAAAGATCCAAATGCAGATCCAAGATATGTAACAGATCTTATTGGTGAAGATATTAGAAGAAGTACAGTAGATCCAAATGGAACTGCTGGATCTGATGGTATGGGAGTTATAACTCTTGATTATGAAGAAGTTGAATTAGTTTCTCAAGATAATGCAACCAGAGTAGTTAATGCTGCACCATATTTTGTAAATTTCTATAAAGGAACAATTACTCTCAACCCAACTTCAGATATTTGGATTGAGCAATCTAGAGTTGAAGCACAAACTGTTGAAGGATTAATTGGTGGTTATTCAGTAACAAATGTTGAAGCAAAAGAATCAGATTTAGATCCTCAAGCTGGATGGTCTCCAATTTTGTGGGGTGGTTGGAACGAAGAATGGACTGGATCTAATAGCAGCACATCTAAAATAAGTGATTCTGATCGTCAGACTCAAAATGGCGTTACTGTAGATGCATCAACTACAATAACTTCAACCACAACCGTAAAAACTGGAACAGCAACTCAAGAAGGTATGTCTACAAGGGTTGAAACTGTTCCTGGAAATAATATTAATCTTGGGGATAAGATTATTAGTAGTAATGTTTCATCTTTCTTAAGATCTAGAAATATTGAAGTTCTTGCTAGAAGATTAAAACCAATTACTAGAATGTATACATTCTTTAGTGGAATAAATGTAACAAAATATTGCATTCCAAAACTTATAGAAATTAGAATGCTTCGTGGTGCATTTGAAACTGGAGAACTTATTCAAAGTAGAGGTAGGCGTCCAGGTATTAGGGATGATAAACCATGGATTAGATTTAGAGCAGCTTTACCAAGACACAGATCTGGACCATTTAATGATCCCATTGATGGATATACCACAAATCCATATACTGGAGATGTTCTTCCCGATAATTATTCTACTTCATCTACAATTTTAAACGTAGATCTAGGATCTTTATGCTTACAAGCACAAGGACAATATTATGGATATATTGCTCCTGGAACCGTTCTTATTGGACGTAATAGTAAAGCTAGAGCAGTTGTAACTGATGTCAGATTAATTACCGATGATACTGGAACTCTATTTTCATCATTCTATATTCCAAATTCTAACTCTGCAACAGCACCCAAATTTAAAGCGGGCAATAATACTTTAAAAATTCAAGATAGCACGTCTCTAAATCCAATTGAAGGATCATTGTCATCTGCTGGAGAAAGTGTATATTTTTCTCAAGGAACAATTCAGCAAGTTCAAGGAACTATTATTTCTACAAGAAATGTTGAAGTAACTAATGCATATACATCACAAACTCAAACAATAAGAGACGAAGAAACGGTTGTAACTGGTGTTGATGTAAACATTGATGTAACAGTAGTACCACAACCAATTCCAAGACCACAACCACGTCCTGTCCGTCCACCAGTCAGACCACCAGTTAGACCTCCTGTAAGACCTCCTGTAAGACCACCAGTTAGACCTCCTGTTGTAAATCCAAGACCTAGACCTGCAGTTAGACCACCAACTCCTAGACCAGTAGTAGTTCCTCCAAGGCCGAGGCCAGCTAGTGTAACACCTAGACCACAACCAGTTAGGCCAACTCCAAGACCAGTTAAGCCTGTAAAACCAAAACCAGTTCCTTCTAGACCTACACCTCGTCCAGCTAGACCTAGACCTACACCTCGTCCAGCTAGACCGAAGAGTGATACTAGGCCAAATCCTAGACCTAATGTTAGACGTGATGATGGTAGTAGACCTAGACCTAGACCAAAACGTCCACCAGTTAGACCACCTAGGAAACCACCTAAGGATGATACTACTAGGCAACCACCAAAACCTAGACCAGCTAGACGTGATGATGGTGGTAGACCAAAACCAAGGCCACAACGTCCACCTACTAGACCACCTGTCAGACCACCTGTAGCTTCTCCAAAACCTAGACCTGCTAGAAGAGATAGTGGAAGGGATGATGGTGGAAGAAGAGTGGCACCAAAACCAAAACCACAAAGACCTAAACCCGTACCAAGGAGACCAAGACCACAACCACAAAGACCTAGACCAAGACCTACAGGAGATAGACCTGGTGATGAAAGACCACCAAGACCAAGGCCAACACCACAACCATATGACGATCCACTAGCTCAGTCATTCTTTGTTGGTAATGAAACTGATAAGACAGGAGTGTTTGTAACATCTGCAAGTCTTTATTTCCAAACTGCATCAGAAACTGAATCATGTTTTGTTCAGCTAAGGCCAATGGTAAATGGATTACCTTCAAGTCAAGCATATCCAATGTCCAATGTGGTTCTTCAAGGTGCAGATGTTGAAATATCGGATGATGCTTCTATTCCTACAGTAGTTACATTCCCATCTCCAATTTATCTAGAGGGAAATAAAGAACATTGTATAGTAATTGGATCCAGATCAACTGCATTTAATCTATGGGTTTCTAGACTGGGTGAAGTTGATGTTTCTAATCGTGATAGACCAGAATCTGAGCAAGTTCCAATCACAAAACAATCGGACTTGGGTTCACTATTCAAATCTCAAAATAGTTACACTTGGACACCAAGTCAATATGAAGATTTAAAATATTCTCTCAATAGAGCAGAATTTACTGATGTTGGAAATATCAGTTTCTTTAATTCAGACTTATCAAGAGGTAATAATCAAATAGCTAACTTGAAAAAAGATTCTTTACAAGGATCTTCTAGAAGTATTATTGTTGGTCTTGGCACAACTGCTGTTGGTTTTGGTACAGAAATTGTACCAGGCAATACAGTTAATCAAGATGACTCTACTGGAACTGGTAATTATGTCATGGGACTTGGTATTGCAACAGGTAATATGACTATTGTTAATGCTGGACTTGGATTAACACCATCTACTGGTTTCTTCCAATATGATAACGTTTCCTTAACAAAAATTACTGGAAGAGGTCAAAATGCTACTGCAGATATTCATGTAAGTAATGGAGTTGCAATTGCTGCAACAATTAATTCTGGTGGAGGTGGATTTAAAGTTGGTGATGTGCTAACTGGATCTTTGGGTGTAGGTGTTGGTAGAAATCTACAATTATCTGTTTCTCAAATATTTGGTATAAGTGAAATAGTTCTGGATCAAGTTCAAGGAGAATTTGAAGTTGGAGTTGGAAAGACTCTGCGATATATAAATTCTTCTGGAGTAACTTCAGAGTTTAGCAATAATGCATCTGTTACTCTTGATGAAAATCCAAGAGTAATTAAAGATGGTTTACATATTAAGGTGAATCACTTAAATCATGGTATGCATTCTCGTACAAACAGAGTTGTAATTGATGATGTTTCTTCAGACATTCCATTTACTCGTCTATCTAGTGATCTTTCCGCATCTGATACTAATGAATTCTCATTAGATAATGCATCAGAGTTTGAAGTTTTTGAAGGTATTGGAATTGGAACAACAAATCCTGGATATGTAAGAATTGGTGATGAAATTGTCGGATATACAAGTATATCTAATAATGTTATTTCAGGATTGACAAGAGCAATAGATTCGACAGTCTCTGCAGAGTATGATATCGGTGAACCAGTAATGAAATATGAGGTAAATGGAGTTTCTTTAAGAAGAATTAATAAAACACATACTCTTCAAGATTCAACTGTTGAAGAATCTATCGGATTAGATCATTATAATATCCGAATTGATATGAATGAAAATGGTGTTGATAGATCCAATTCAAGTTCTTTCCCAGATTTGTTCTTGAGAGATACTAAAGCATTTGGTGGAGATAATATTCTGGCAACTCAGAATATTAGTTATGAAATTATGAAACCAATTATTTCTGCAATGACTGTTCAAAAAACTAGTGTTTCTGCTAGAGCAAGAACAGTAAGTTCTACTAGTGTAAGTGGTAATGAAGTTTCATTTATTGACCAGGGATATGAAAATATATCAATTGACGAAGATAATTATTTTGATAGCCCAAGATTAATTGCATCTGATGAAAATGCTAGTAATTTATTATCAACTCTTCCAGGAGAAAAATCTTTTGAAATTGAACTGACACTAAATTCATTTGACTCTAGATTATCACCAGTGATTGATTTAGATAGAGTTGGAGCAATTTTTGTTTCAAACCGAGTCAATGAAGTGATTACTGATTATGTAAGTGATCCAAGAACTGCATCAATTAAAGATGATCCATCAGCGTTCATTTACGCAACAAAACCAATTGAACTTGAAATACCAGCAAATAACATAAGAGTTTTGACTGCTGCTTATATTAACAACTTCTCTGACATTCGTGCATTCTATGCAATAACTAATAATCCAGAGGAAGAATTGATTTATTATCCTTTCCCAGGTTATGATAATTTATTAGAAAGTGGTCAAGTTATTGATCCTAATGACAATGATGGAAAACCAGATTCTTTTGTTTCACCAGTTGATAATAAAGGTTTCCGATCAGTATCCCTAAGTTTCAAAGACTATGAGTTTACTATTGAAAATCTACCATCATTTAAATTCTTTAGTGTGAAGATGGTGGCAACATCTACAAATCAGTGTTATCCACCAAGACTTCGTGATTTTAGAGCAGTTGCTTTTGCATAAAATGAAAAAAGTTAAAGTTGAAAATAATTCAAATCTCTATAGAGATGCTCACACTAATGCAATAGTTAATACAAATTCGACCGAATATAAAAATTATATGAATACATTAAAGCATAGAAAGAAAGAACTTTCAAAAATTAAACAAATTGAAGATGATGTGAATTCGGTCAAACAAGATCTTCAGGAAATTAAGGATCTACTAAGATGTCTAATCAAAGAATAACATTCAACCCTCAAGTAAATGTTCCTTATGGTGTCAATCTGACCCTTTTTCCAGGGTCAGATTTTCAGGCAAATTTTAATACTTATGATATTAATAGTGGAAGATTTGATTTTGATTCTTGGTCTGGATCTTCTCAAATGACCAAGAGTGTATCCATTGGTTCTTCAATGTATGCATATGGAACATTTAATTTTAGTTTTGTAAGTGCTTCTAATGGACAATTTAAAATTGCCATGGGATCAACAGAAACTAGAAATCTTAAGGAAGGTAGATATTATTATGATATTTTGGTGAGTTCTGGAACTACTGTTTATAAAATTGTAGATGGTAATATTCTTGTTCAACCAGGTATATCTTCTGCTCCATAAATAATTTTAAAGTCGAAATAAAATGGCACAACCAGCATCTAGACAAGATTTAATTGATTATACTAAAAGGCAGTTAGGTGCTCCTGTTTTAGAAATCAATGTTGCCGATGAGCAGATTGATGATCTAGTTGATGATGCTTTACAATATTTTCATGAAAGGCATTTTGATGGTGTGATAAGAACATACTTAAAGTATAAAGTAACACAAGACGATATAGACCGAGGAAGATCAAGAGGTGGTTCAACAGTTTCTGGTATTAGTACAGATACAGTAACTCAAACTGTCGGATCAACTTCTTCATTTACATTTGAAGAAAACTCAAATTATCTACCAGTTCCAAGTTCTATTACTGGTGTAAATAAGGTCTTTAGACTTCAATCATCATCTGCAACTAGTGGATCGATGTTTAGTGTGAAATACCAGTTATTCTTAAATGATCTATATTATTGGGATTCTATTGATCTTCTTCAGTATTCAATGGTTCAGTCAAAACTATCCGATATTGACCATCTACTAAATCCACTAAAGCATTTTAGGTTTAATCAGCGACAAGATCGTCTTTATGTGGATATGGATTGGGGAACTTTAAGTGCTGATGATTATTTGGTTATTGATTGCTGGAGACTTCTTGATCCAAGTACATATACTCAAGTATGGAATGACTCGTTTCTTAAGATGTACCTTACTGCCCTTGTGAAGAGGCAATGGGGTCAGAACCTTATGAAATTCCAAGGAGTAAAACTTCCAGGTGGTGTAGAACTTAATGGTCGTCAAATGTTTGATGATGCAGAAAGAGAACTGGAGAGAATCAGGGAAAAAATGTCTTCCACTTATGAACTTCCACCTCTAGACATGATTGGTTGATACTATGCTAAATCCTTACTTTCAACAAGGTTCACGAAGTGAGCAAAATTTAATTCAAAACCTAATTAATGAGCAGTTGAAGATGTATGGTGTTGAGGTTTATTATATTCCTCGTAAATATTTGACAAAAACAACTGTTATTGAAGAAGTTATTCAATCCGAATTTAATAATGCGTATCCAATTGAAGCATATGTTAATAACTATGATGGATATGATGGTCAAGGAACATTATTATCTAAATTTGGTATTCAGGATCTAGATGATCTTACTCTTATTATTTCAAAAGATAGATATGAGAATTATATTACACCATTAATTAAAGATCTTCCTAATATTGAGTTGGCAACTAGACCAAAAGAAGGAGATTTAATTTATTTTCCATATGGTGATAGGTTGTTTGAAATTAAATTCGTTGAACATGAAAAACCTTTTTATCAACTACAAAAAAATTATGTCTATGAATTAAGATGTGAATTGTTCAGATATTCTACAGAAGTTGTTAACACGGGTGTTGATGAAATTGATGATAATTTTAAAGATCAAGGTTATATTCAGACATATAAAGTTTCTGGTATTGGAGAAACCGCTGCTGCATACACTGGAATCGTAAATGGAGCTTTATCTCTATTCACATTCTCAGATAGAGGTTATGGTTATAATGCTCCA